GCTCCGGCGGATTATTTGAACCATAACCTGTGTCTTCAAAACCTACCCAAGATATATCTATTCTACTACCAACAGGTTCACTTGAGCCTTGCCATATACCTCTAGGATATTTAGCATTATTACCACCATAACCAGTAACTTTAGCGCCATCATGTTCAACTAAGTTGTGGCCTAAGTGACCTGTTGTTGAATAATTTTGAGTAGCCATTATACCAGTTGCAGATCCCATACCAACAGGAGCACCATCAGAATTAAAAGTGATTGGATTATCTTCATCAATAAAAAAACCACTACCATTACCGTTTCTATTAAACTGTATAAAACCTTTCCAATACTTGTAACCATCATTGTTAGCATCGTTACAGTCGTCATTGTCTATACCACCAAAACCTGTACTTGTCGTCCAGTTATAACTAAAAACGTTTGTACCTTGTGCAGGTGTACTATTTTGCATGTTTGCATGCTTTGGATGAGAGTGTTTAGGTTTTACATATCTAACGTTTCTAGCAGAATAAACCACCATGTTTTCTTCAGATATTATATCACCAATTATTTTTTCTCTTACTATGCTATCTTTTTCTATTTTACAGAAAAATCTACCATCAAACTCAGCTTTGTTTTCTACTTTATACTGTATTAATTCTAAAAACAAACCACTTATTCTAGTAGCATATGTTTGTCCAGTTGATGTAAACTCAAGATCATCGCCTAATGGCTTTGCTAGTTTTAATTTGTAATTACCCCCTTGACCAGTATTTGTTATAGCTACAATTTCGTATTCAGCACTTTCATTAAAATCACTACGAACTTTTACAAATAAATCATCTTGAAGATGAGGTGACCTAGGATCAGCAGTACCGCTAGCATCAATAATAGTACAATCACTATTGTTAAATGCTGCGTAAGGAACTTCTATATAATCAAAACCTGGAAGTGGAAATCCATCACCACCATTACCAATATGAGTTTTTGCTTGATTATCAAAATGATCTCCTAAAACTTTTCTTTGTTTCTTTATGTATTCAGGTGCTTCATTTTCTATTGCTAGTATTTTAAATCTAGCAGCTTCGTCTGCACAAGATTTATTGCTAGCATGAGACTTTTTAAGTATTATATATGATTCTTCATCAACTTTATTTCTTTCTGAAGATGGAAAACTTACCCATATGTTACCATCTTTAGCATCATACCAACGATCCATTGCTAAATTATAATATTCGTTAGAAGGTTCTTTAACGTAAAACTTATATGACGTTGCCCAACCTGGAGCTGGGTTAGTTAGTTTTGCTCTTAAGTTTGTAAAATTATCACTAAAAGCTTTACCAACTCTTTGAAAACCATTATCTGGACCAACTAATACAGGTGTTTCTCTACCATACTTATCCATGTACACAACACCAACTTGATAATCTCTTAACGTTTTAACAGATTTTTTAGCATCTTCTTTATAACTAGCAAATGAACCTACTTTTAAAGATGTTTGAATATTTATAGTTTCGTCAACATTATAATTTTGTTTGTAGTTACCATATAAAAGTCTATTGCCAGTAATCTCTTGAGCTTTAGCAGATCTTGGCACAACATCAAAAGGTCTTAAAAATTGATCAGAAGGTAAAACAGCATGTATCATTTCTGTATCTATAATCAACTCACCTCTTGCATATGCTTTAGTAGAAAGATCTGGCCATATAGGGTGATCGTCTTTTGAAGTTACTGTTTTAACAGTATATATATTTGTATTGTTTGATTCTTTGTATAAAATATCTATAGCAACAACGTCATCAGGCCTACCAGCGCCAGGCAGTTTATTTTGAGCAGGTTCTGGTACATAATTTTTTAAACATAAACCTCGTAATCTATTTGTCATACCTAAGTTATGACCTTTTTTAGGCTCGTAATCAAAAGGACCAGGTAAAAATGCTACTTCAGAAAAAGGTGCAAAAGCAGAATATTCACCATCTGTATATTTATATCTATAGCTAAATTTAGGAAACTTAAATTCAAACAATGGATCTTTTTGCTCTAGCAAAGTAAAAAACTGCTCTCCATTAGCATTATAAGTTAACTCATTATCTAAAGATAATATCTCTAATTCAAAAATACCTAACATTAGGTTGTTGTGAGTATGACCTGTTGGTATATTAGTAACTTCACATCTAACTTCATAGTTAGTGTAATCTGTAGGACTAACAGACTGGTCATTAGTTATTAATATAATATCACCAACTCTATAATCTGGTGCTTGGTCAAAAGTAACATTAACTGTATCGCCAGCTTCTAATTGAGTTGTTGCGTTAGAAAAAAACTGTATTGTAGCTTGCGCATCTGTTCTGTTAACAGCGCCTGTGTTTGCATTACCTCTATTATAAGAAGTTCTAGACATTTCTAGTATTAAAGGTGTTTGTGGCGCTGGTCTTAGTACAGTTAAATGACACTCTTCAGCATAAACTGGATATGTGCCTAACCTATTAGTAGCTACACAATAACTTACGTATGTAGTTTCAACATCATCAATAACTAACCTAGTGTGGTGATCATAATTATCACCATTAAATGTAGTTTTTGGATTTGATTTTAAAGTTCTATTACCACCAGTACCTTTTATACTTCTTGTTATGTTTATTTTTTTAGGCTCTGTACCACCGTCTGTCCAGAACAACATATCATCAACTATATTTATACCTGTAATTCTACGACTTCTTGAAAAATTTAAAGTTCTTTTTGCAGTAAATACTATTTCTTCATTAGCTACAGTTTGCAAAGCTTTACTTAAAGTTATTTTCATACGAGTAGTATCAAACTCTACATTTTCTACAAAAACATCATTAATAGGGTTGCTTCCATAAAAAACGCCATTAAAAGTACCAGTAACTCTCATGTTTTTTCTAACACCAGTAACGTTGTTTATGTTTGTACTACTATTGAGTGGTATATATAAATATTTAACGGCACCACCATTAGACGTGTGTATTGTTGTTACAACTTTCCAAATATCAACAAAAACATATTTAGTATTTTCTGTTTGTGGATCGTATTCAACAATCATATCTCTTGTGATACCGCTTCTTGTGGCATTTGCTTGATCATTATGCACCATTGAATATACCTTATTAGTTGTATGATCAGCAATACAACCAAGAGTATAAGCAGTTGAAACTCCAGTAGATGACTTTAGAGTATTACCTAACGTAGTTTGTACAGCGCCAACATTTGAATCTTCAGAAGTAGAAACTTCAATATTCATAGCGTCTCTATACTCACCGTTAGGCACTAATCTTTCGTCAGCGTCCTTGTTCATTCGGCCTCTAGTAAAATTGTGCTTTAACTCAGCCATATTCTAGTGTTTTATTCTTTTCGATTTGTTTCTCATTACCTGAGCAACTTCTTCTAATTTTATATTTGAAAGTCTTAATTTAGCTTGCCTTGTTGTAGCAAATTTTTCTTTTTTTAATCTTCTAACTATATAATCAGGCATAGTTACTGTTGATGAAACCATTGCATAAGCTATGTGCTTATATAAAGCTTCTTCTGCAAATTTATGTACAACTTGATCAGCGTCTTTTCCTAAACTATCACTTATATATTTTAAAGTTACAGTTTCTCCATTTAAATTAGAACTAAAATGGATAAATCCTAAAGCATAATCTATATAAAAAGCGCCATTAGCTTGGGTCTTTTCTGGATTTAAACCAAACCTAGCACTAAATAAATCAGCATAATAATCTGTATCTGCATCTAAATTACCAAGCGAACTAGGAGTTACAGATTTAAAAGCAGCCCACGTATCAGACTCACTTGCAAATTGTAATGCGCCATCACTATCTAAACTGTAATCGTAATTACCGTCTTGTAATATAGCGCTTGGATTACTAGTGTTTCTAGCAGGGTATAATATTCTTTCTGTACCGTTTGAATCATGCCAAGATATTTTTACATAGTTTACATAATCTTGTGGTAACATCATTTTTAATGAAGGAGCTATTTCTATTTCTTGAGACTTTCTAGATCTCAAAGTATCATAACTTAATTCAGCTAAACCTCTTTGAGCATGAAAAGCTATATCAGTTCTTCTAGCCTTCGGTATTATTTTATTTTCACCAACATAAGCAACAATAAAATTATTTATTACATCTTCAAGAGATGTGTATTGATAACTTCCAAGGTTGCCAGAGTTTTGATATGTTTGTTGTGATGTAGTTCCTAGTAATCCCATTTATTATTGTTTTTCTTGTTGTATATTTTTTTGATCCATATTAGCAGCTGTTTGTGCTAAGCCAGCTTTGTTAATAGTTATACCAGCTAATTCTAATATGTTTATTACTAAACTTTCTTCTTCAGATGCATGTAGTTCAAAGTCTACAGCTTGGTTAGCATTGTATAATGCTTTTTCGTTTACAACTACATAAGCCCACTCACATTTAGTTGGTTTAGCTATATAGTTATGCGTAACGTTAGATGTTATAGTTGCTGAAGGGAAAGTTTTAATTGTTGTTGCTGATGTACGAGTGTACACAGGTCTTTTTTCTGTAGGTGCTGCTAACGGTGAGTTTTCTATATATGTAAAGTCGTTTTTTTCTATTCTTTCAACTTCAACATCAGTTGTACCACCAACAGCGTAAAATACAGTTCCTAGTCTATAAAGATCTGTTGCTAATGTACCTGTGTTACCAGACATACTCATAGCAACTTTATATTTTTCAAAAGGAGCTATTTTTTCAGCTAACAAATCTATCATGTCAGAATACTCTGTGCTATTACCTTTCTGAACAGCTTGGAACTGATGAGTATCATAAAAATATTGCTCAAAGATATTCATTTGAGCTTGGTTGGCATGTAGATTAAATTCTTGAGGTGTTATATAACCTCTTTGTTCTTTATTAGCTAGTGCTAATACTCTTTGATATACTGTATCTATATTTACCGCCATAATTTCTTTATTGTAGTTTGCAATCGCCCCGTAGGGCGATCGCTCCTACAGCTTGATTATTTTAATTGTTTTTCTATAGTTGTATAGATTTCCATACCTTCGTCAGTCTTAAACCAAGCAGCTAAAGCTGAATATGGATGCTCATCAAATGGTACGTTCATTAATTTTCTATTATTAGAACCCCAAGAAAAAACTCTTTGGTCTTGTGATAGTTTTAATAATCCCATTTCAGTAGCTCTAATACCTATATTTCTAAGATGAACATTTTCATCATTTACTAATTCTAAGAACAATCTAGGATTTCTCTTAGCATATAATAGTAAATCACGTTTAAGCTCCTTAGAACTCATCTGTGTTACTCTAGAGCCTAACTCTACACGCATAACAGCTTCAGCCATATCAATATCAAGATTTTGTGCTGCATTTAAAGCATCTATCTCCATTTCAATAATTTCAACTTCATTTGTTGCTATAACTTGTGGTTGTAGCTCGTAGAATATTTTATCTCTATAAGGGTGGTATAATGATAAAAGTTTTTGAAGAGTAACTTTATTTTTAGGAACAAATAAAACACCTGCTCTAAATATAATATGTTCTAATCTTTGATCACCTTTCATTTCATCAACAAAACAAGTTTTTTGATTTTGACAATACTTAAGTTCTCTTTCGTAACCTAACTCTTCATCAAACCAATATATACCAGCGCTCCTTATTGATTTACTTAATGGTTTTGACCCGTCTTTTAAAAGATATGTTCTATCTTGTATTACCCAGCCGTCATTTGCTTTTTTAATAGCTGGCTCAGGTCTTTTTGGTTTTGGTGCTTCAACCACTACAGTTTCAGCAACAGGTACCTCTACCTCTTCTGTTTTTGTTTTTTTTGCCATAATATAATATATAATAAAATTAATAAAAGAAAGGGTCGAGGCCGAAGCCTCGATCCTTAAATAATTGTGCTTAGTTCATTAACATGAAATTGTTAGCACCTTGTGTAATTAAACATCTTTCTGATAAGAAGTTTACAGTCATTGCATCAAGATCAGACGTAGCAGCTCCAACGGAACCAGTAACCCATGTCTTCATTTTTCTGCTTTCTAACTGAGAAGCTCTATATCTTACGTGTAAGAAAGGACGCTTAAGGTTTTTACCTAACTGTTGGTCATAAACTGAAGAAGTACCAGCTGGAATAATAATTCCTCTAACATCTTCACCTGCAGTAGCAGCATTGTTTATACCTCCTCTTGTAGCTAAGTCGTTTAAGTATTTCCAGTCAGACTTGTAGAAGTCATAAGAACCTCTTCTGAAACCAGAGAAACCTAAATTTAACGCCATATCTTCAGAGTTGTTAAATACTCCATAAGAAGTACCTCCGTTGTAACCAGAGTTTAATGTAGCTAGCATGTCATCCATTGCAAGAGACGTAGTTCTATTTACAAACATCATGTTTTCTTCAATAGCACCGTTCTTGTCAAATTCTGCAAGTATTGCATCAAATTCTTGGAAATCAACTAGTGGAGTAACACCAGTAACACCTGAAGTTTGATGACCTCTTGATTTAACAGCAGCAAATAAACCTTCAGTACCCGCAGTACCTGCACCACCATCAGTTGGTAGAGCAATAGCAGAAGCAGCAGCAACTAATTCTGATTCAATCATACTCATTTCTAAGTAATCAGTAAATCTAGCTCTAGTGTCTCCTTCAGCTTTTAAGTACCAGTAGTAACCGTTTTGTCCTTCTTCACCAGTAACTTCAACCCAACCAACTTGAGCAGCATCAGATCCTGAAACCTCATACATGTCTTTTAAGATAATTGGTTTGTTTGTAAACGTAGTGAAAGATGGCTCATTTGATCTACCACCTACATATGAAACTCCTTTTGCGTTTTCAGAACCAAACACTAGTATAGTACAAGTGTTATCTCCATTAACGAAACCTGCGTTTGTCATATGAGCGAATTTATATGGTTGTACTGTAATAGTTTGACTACCTGCAGCAGCAACGCTTACACGAGCTGTAACAGTTTGTCCACCACCAGCGATCAATACTTGATCACCAACTCTAATACCGTGTGTATCAGTTTGAGCAACACCATCAATATCTTTAGTAATATTAATTGTACTTGCTGTAACGTCTAACATATCACACTCGTAAGATAGATGTAATCTACCTTGTTCTGACCAAATAACTTGATCAGCTGACATAGCCTCTTCTGCACCAACTTGAGATAAGAAACCTGAAATAGTTCTTTTTCCATAAACTTCAGATTCTGCCTCAATTAAGTCAGGTAAGTATTGCTTTGCCCATCCATCAGTTTGGATGTCTAAATAATTTTTCGATGTAACAGCCTGCACTGGTGCAGCCTGAAATACCGATCTTCCTGTAATTGCCATTTTCTATTTTTTAAATTTGTTATTTGTTTTAATTTTAAAAGTGTTAGGAGAAGGTTCACCGCCAAGTATTCTTACTTTCATACCGCTAGTGTTTTCACCAAAAGATTGTCTTGGTGTCATACTAACATTTTTAGATTTAGCCATACTATCTTTCATAGCATCTGCTTTACCTTGCTCGTAAAAATGATTAGCAATAGCATCTGGATTCATTGCTGCAAATAATGATTTGTGATAACCTTTAGCGTCACCCATTAAATTTGTTTTTCTGTCAGTAAACTTTTGAACAAAATTATTAATATCGCTTTGAGTTTCTTTCACTGCACCAGGATTTTTAACATTATATCTATACGTCTTATCACCAACATTGAAATCAAAACCTTTGAAATCATTGTTAAATACTTGGTTTGTTTTTTGTATAAATACGTTTTTACCTCTTTCTGCTACCTTGTTATTTTCTTCCGACTCTTTGTTGTACCTATTAAAAAAGTTAACTGCTTTTTGTTGTTCGGTAGTTAACCTAGAACCAGCTTTAACTTCTTCATAGTATTTGGACTTTTGCCCGTCCAGAAAGGCCTTAGCGTCGGCAACTTGCTCTTTTAACGCTAATTTTTTTCTTCGTATGTCTCTTTCGGAGTCTTTTTCTTCATCATAAGAAAAATTATCTTCCATTAAGAAACTAATTTCTTCGTTATCTAAGTGTGGTTTTTTAGATTTGTAATATTCTCTTAATAAAGTATCATTGTCATAATTTGAATAATCTTGATTAAGTCTTACATAATCCTCTAATGTACCACCAGTATCTTCCATAAAATTTACAACTTTTTGTAAATTCTCTGGTAATGCTTTTCCAGTTTCTGTAGCTTCTACTATTTCTTCAGCTAGTTCTTCTGTTTGTTCTTTTACCTCTTGCTCTGTTACTTCTTCAAGTACGGGTTTTTCATCTTGAACGGAGACTTCTTCTCCGGCAGGCTTTTCATCTGTTGCTTCGACGTTTTGTCCTTGAACTTCTTTGCTAGTTTCGGATTCGTCGCGTACAGGTACCTCATTTGTGCTTTGCTCTGGAACGGCATCTTCTTTTGTTTTAGTTGGTGGTGGTTTACTTAAATCTACTCTTATAACGCCATCATCTTTTTTTGGCGTTTGGTTGCTTTTATCAACAACCGTAATATTTTCTTTTGTAGTTTCTTCAACTACGTTTTCTACGTTTTCTTCCATAATATAATATAATAATAATTAATAAATTTTAAATACTAAACCCTCCTAAGTTATCATTACCTGCAGACTCAAAGTTTTTAGGTGGTTTACCGTCTTTTCTTTGAGCAATAAGTTGACTTTGTTGAGTTGCTTGTATTCTTGTTCTTTCATCTTTACGATCTTCCTTCATTTTATCTTTACCGCTAACAGAATCAGTTTCTGTTTGCTTAAGCTGCATGTTTAAATTAAATTCATGCTCCATTAATCCTTTTTTAATTGCAGCTTCTTGTTCTAAAGCTTTTGCTTTTAAATTAGCTTTTGCTTCTTCTAATTGCATCTGACTCATTGTTATAGCTTCATTTTTCTTAACTTCCATCATTGCAGCTGCATTTTGAGCATTTATATTTGCTTCAGATTGTGCTTTAATATTTTCTTGCTGTATTCTTTGATCTTCTTGTTTTTTCTTTTTACGTCTTATTTTTAATAATCTATTAGCAAGTTTAATATTTTTTATTTCTCTAAGATCAATAGCGTCTTCAAGTTCTATACCTTGTTGTGACAAAGCTTGTTGTATATTGTTTTCAAGCATTGCTTTTTGCTCTTCATCTGGTGATAACTCAATAAATATTCCAAAGTCATATAGATATAACTCAGACATTTCTTTTAGCGTAGCAACATTATGCGCACCTAT